ATTGTGGTGATGCAGCAGTTTTGTAAACTGCAGAGAACAGTTCAATTCTGTTATGGGGCTCTTGGAAGGACTGGAAATGTTCGGGACTTCCAAAAAAGTAGGAACCAAAACCTCTCCTTGGTCTTAGTATTCTGTGTCCAAGTGAAGTAAAGAGGGGGGCTTAAGGTGATGCTCCCCCCTCCTACCACAAATCCTGGTAGTCTATTGGTAAGGACGGGTGGACAACACACATGGAAACTGGGTTCGATTCCCAGACAGGAAAACACCCCTTAAGCCTCTCAACGATGCTCAAACAGAGGGGTCACTGCCCAAGTGGTGAAATTGGTATACACGCATGACTTAGGATCATGTGCTTCGGCGTGGAGGTTCGAGTCCTCTCTTGGGCACTTCGGATTACAAATCCGAAATTCAAAAACTAAATACACAAAAGCGGGAAAAAAATCTCCGCCAAAAAATCGTCAAAAAAGTCGAGGGTAAAAATATGACTCTTCTATCGAAGAAAGATCACGAAATGGTGATCGAAGCCTTAGAAACCCTAATTCAATCAAAAGGAGAGAATGACGATAAATTTGAATACCACAATTTACTTAATTGGGTAAAACTAAAATCAAAAGAAGTTTTTTAAATGAAAATTAATCTTTGGTATTGCTCTGAAATGAATCAATGGCGATGGACACTTACAGATGATTATCGTCCAGTGGTTAAACAAGAATCTGGTCAACGCCCAGATCTCAGAGATGCAATGAATGACGTTGCAACTACAGTGGAGTATCTTTTAGATAAACACTGACTTTCATTCCACAATAGCTCAGCGGTAGAGCCGCCGACTGTTAATCGGCTGGTCCCTGGTTCGAATCCAGGTTGTGGAGTTTGGGTAGGTGTCCGAGTGGTTAATGGAGAACGGCTGTAAACCGTTTGGCTCTGCCTACGGGGGTTCAAATCCCTCCCTGCCCATTGGCGATACTGCCAAACCAGAACCCCTTCCGTGTGACTTTAAAACCTCTCCGATAGGAGGGGTTTTATTGTATAAATATATTGAAGAAGAAAGTAGTCCACGGGTCTGACTAATTATGCCTCTCACACGACTTGATAATCTTTACTCAAGCAAAACAGGAAAATATCTATACGTATCTCCAGATGATTTTAACGCTACCGATGAATTAGACAATAGAGGCAATTCACCTCTTCGTCCATTTAAAACAATTCAAAGAGCATTTATCGAAGTATCACGTTATTCTTACCTTCCTGGTAAGGATAACGACAGATTTGACCAGTTTAGCATCATGTTGATGCCTGGTAATCACTATATCGATAACCGTCCAGGTCTTGTTGAATCATCTAATCCAGAGCAACGTTATATTGATGCTGCTAACTTAGCTGAAGGAAACAGAAGAGAAATTATTGATCGTTCTGCTGCTGAAATTGCTATTCAGTATCCAGATTTTTATTATCCTGGAGATCCTCAAACAGGTGCTTGGTCTGTATTTAAAGATTCATATCGTTTGATTCAATTGAATCGTCAGGAAATCATTAATAATTCTTATACTTCTTCGATTCCTGCTGATGTAAATGGAGAAAAGTGTAAGAGAGATATTGGATATTTTATTGATGCTATTTCTCTTGACATAGCACAAGGCGGTGGTAACGTATATACCAGAAAGTTCATCAAGAATTATTTTAATCAAGCTGGAACAAGCTGGATTTCTCAGGGATTACAAGGAGAAGAATCGCAATCCATTACTGCGTTTGAAAAAGCGCGTGATGAAATGGTTAAAGCGATTACAAATCTATTAACCGTCAAAGATCTTACTATAACTGGAAACGTTGCTGGTGTATCATCTGCAATTAATGCATTAACTGTTGTTGTAACTGATGTTATTGATGATGGTAATTTAAGTGGATTACCTGCTGAATCTGTTTCGGAAAATGTTTCTCTTGGCGAAGTTAATGCTAAGAAAGATATTGCTTTTGTTGTAGATTCAATTATTGCTGATTTAAGAACTGGCGGTAATAGTAATATTATTTCTGCATCTAAATCTTATTTTGATAGAAGTGGTAATTTAATCACCACAGGATTTGTTGGTCAGCAAACAGAACCTATTGCTGCTTTCAATAAAGCAAAAGAAATGTTGCAGAAATCTGTAACGAATCAACTATATTTCAAAGATTTTTCTATTCAAATTGGACCTTCTTTTGCGGGCGACCCTCCTCCATCAATAGCACATTCACCTTCTGGAAATGCCGCCCAGTGTATTGACGTTCAAAATACGATTAATACCTTGATGGGTATTTTGATTGATGTTATCGATGAAGGCAGTTTAGAAAATCTTGCTTCGGTTCAAATAACTGGCACTATTCCTGTATTTAATTATAACCGTGCATTAGAAGAATGGCAAGATGATTCAATTCTTGATCTTTCTAATCCAGATAACGTTCTTTATAAGTTCAACTCTTCATCTGGTGGTGCTATAGTACCAAGAGGATGTTCTCTAATTGGTTATGATCTTAGAAGAACAATTGTTAGACCATTGTATGTTCCTGATCCTGTTGATGGTTCACAGGCAAGAACTTCTATTTTCAACCTAACTGGTGGTTGTTACTTATGGCAGTTCACTATTAAAGATGGTGATCTATCAGAAAATTCTCCATTATATAATCCTACTGATAGAGTAGGTAAAGTATACGCTTTTAAAGGAAATACTACGAATCTTGCGGTGCCTGAGTATTCGCACCATAAGATCACTATCATGACTTATGCTGATAATGAAGAACTTGATCGTTATTATGAAAAAGTAGGTAGAGCATTTGTACAATTCCAACCATCGATTGATGATGGTGATTTTGAAGCACTTGTTCAGGAAAATAGAATTGTTGGACCTCTTTCTGATACAAGAACCATTGAAAGCATCAAAGTACAAGATGTTGATGGTGGAAATAACATTTTAGCTACTGTAACCACAAAAATTGATCATGGATATTTCCCTGGTCAATATGTAGCATTAATTAATACTGATCTAAATGATGAACTTAATGGTACTTTTAAAGTACAAAGTATTGATCAAGAAAATCCAAAGATTTTTACTTATAAAGTACTTAAGAATTCTTCTGGTGTAGGACTTGTCAATGGACAAACTTACACAATTGCGAATGGTTTAGGAACGAATGCAATTGCACAGGCAGAAATCGACTCGGTAGAATCTGCTTCTCCATATGTATTCAACTGTTCAATTAGATCCACCTGGGGTCTATGCGGTATGTGGGCAGATGGATCCAAGGCAACTGGATTCAAGTCGATGGTTGTTGCACAGTACACTGGTGTTTCTCTACAAAGAGATGACAGAGCATTTATTCGTTACGATAAATTCACGAATACTTGGAATCAGGCATCATTACTTGATGCATTTGCTACTGTCCCATATCACGCAAAAGGTGATGCGTATTGGAAAGATGATTGGAGAAACTTCCACATTCGTGCTTCTGATGACTCATTCATTCAGTGCGTTTCGGTCTTCGCGGTTGGTTTCCATGACCACTTCCTGATGGAAAGTGGTGGTGACATGTCGATCACCAACTCGAACTCAAACTTTGGTAATACTTCTCTACACGCAATTGGTTTCAAAGGATTTGCTTTCAACCAAGATAAAGGTGGATATGTTACCGATATTATTCCTCCAAAGATTATATCTGATTCAAGATCGAATGCAACTAAGAATCAATATTATACTTTAGATATTAGAGCATCTAATGATGTAAGTAATAACACTAAACTTTATATTGGTAGTGATGATGCCAGAGATCCAGAAGACAGACCAGCAGCAACGATTAATAGAAGTCGTATTGGTGTAAGAACTGACGAAAGAATTTATGTTAAATTAGATCCAATTTCTTCTGGTGGAAGTGAAGAATTTTATTCTACTTTAGATCCAACTGGATTTAAAATTTACACAGCGTCTTTAGAAACTCTAAATCCAGGTGGATTTTTAATTAATAATAAAGCACAGGATGCTGCTGATAGAATTCAAGATAATAAAACATTTATTCAGCAAGAAGCTTATCAATATGTTTTAGAAAAGTTCCCATCTGTTGCTGGTAATCCAAACATCACAATATCAAAATGTTTTAGAGACATTGGATATTTTGTTGATGCTGTTGTACAGGATTTGAGAGTTGGCGGAAACATCAATACAATTCAAGCAGCAGAAGGATATTTAATCGGTGGTCAATTAGCATACATTAATAATGAACTCACTGAAACTTTAGAAACATATGATTATGTGAAGAATATTTGTATCGCTGCGATGAGAAATTTTGATTATCTCATCAAAAATTGTGATACAACTTCTGGTTCTGCAATTGTTGATGTTGGTGATACTACTGGATTAACCATTGGAATGCGTGTCAATGAATATAATCCAAATGCTTTTGTAAATAGCAAGTTAGTTTCTGGCGCAACCCCCATTACATCAAATATACCTGCAGGAACATATATTAAGAGAATTGTTGACTCAAGTAGAATTGAACTTGGTCAAGCGGGAAGCAGATTGAATACTGGAAACACAGTAAACGCACTACAAAATTCTACAAGTGCTTTTCTGTATTTCGTGTTAGAGGAAGGAGTGTGGGCATCTCTATTGCCTCTATCTGATCCTACTCTTGTACAAGATACTGCATATCCAGAATGTGCTGATATCGCAACTACAATTACAGCATATTTTAATAACATTTCTCTAATTTTAAATGGAAATGGTTCAAGCGTTATTAGAGTAGAATCTACTGTAGATGTTGCTGCTTTAGCAAGAAGAGCAACATTATTCACAATTAACACTGGTGGTGGAACATCTAATCCACACCAATTTGAAACTGGAACTGCGGTAAGACTATTACCAAGAGCTAAAGCAAATACAATAGTAGACAAAAGATTAGTTAGATTACCATTAGGATTTAATACAAACCAAAAATACTACGTAATTGCTCCAGGTAGAGATACTTCTCCAGAAAATTTTGCTGGAACAACATCGTTTGATGGTTCTGATCAAACTAAATTGATGCTTGCTGCAACAAAAGAAAACGCAGCTGCTGGTATTTACATTTATTCTCCTGAAACTGATTTTGTAGATGATGGCATTGAAATAGTGATGCAGCAATATGTTCTTGATAGCACATATGATTTACACAAATATAGATGTAATCTTGCTGGTGCTGGAGAAATTGAAACTGAAGTAGCACACATTTTTGATGTTCCTGCTGCTGGCGTAGAACCACAGAAAATTTTCTTCCGTGTAGCTTCTGATATTGTTGGATCCAATTTACCAGAAATTTCTGGTTCGGCAACAATTAATACCCAAGTTTATTATTATGCAAGATACGTTACCAACGAAAAGTTTAGCGTTCACCTAACTCAGGCAGATGCAATTGCTGGAGTTAATTCGATAAACTTTGTTCCTGGAAGCGGTGTAGATTTTTATGTATTTGCAAATAAGAGAACCTCTCCACTCAAATTTGATCCAGAATACAAAGATGTTTCTACAAACAACACAACTGGTCTTTGGTATTTACAAGTCAAAGATGAATCTTCTGGTGGATTAAATCCACAGAGCATTTTATCAAGATTTAAAGCAAATGACTATGACGATGCTTCTGGTAAGATAAGAACTACCGATACTTGGTTTGAAAGAATCAATGATGAAAGAGCAAAAGAAGATAGAGTTTATAGATTACGTTACGTTATTCCAAGTTATCTGGAAACAGTACGTAATCCTCTAAATGGTTTTACTCTAAAGGTAAGAACAGACGACAGAAGAAGATTATTACCTCAAAGAATACAATTAAGACCAATCGGTGCTGCTCCATCTATAGCTAAATTCTATAATCCAGTTCAAGCAAATGAAGTTTTAGGATTTACGGAACAAAAATTACTTGTAGAAAAAGGAGTTGCGGTTTCTACATATGATCCATATTCAAATCCAAAAGTAATTGAATTTGATAGTAAAATTGCTACAACAGTTCAATCTGCTAAAACTGTAACTGTTAGTGGTACAGAATACTTAGAATTGATTACATTTGATCACACTATTTTAAACCAACAGTTAAAAAATGAAATATTTACTGTTGTTAAAGTTGCTGCTGCTCAAGGTGGTTCTTTTGTAACTAATAAATTTGCATCTAACACAGCAAATTTTGTAACTTGGACTGGTTTTTCTAACGGATCTGGATATATTCATGCATATTATACTGTTGATTCTCAAAATTACCTGATTCTAAAAAATGTAACTGGACAAGTTAAATTCAGTTTTAGTGAACAAACTATATTTACTCAAGGAAATGTATTTTCTGCATTAAGTAGTCCTCCAAACAGTGCTGGAGATCCTTCTTTACGTGATAAATCTGATACTAAAAATTATCTTTATAGAGTTGCTGGCGCTAATGTTTATACTTTGGTTCCTGGCGATACTATCACCGATGATGAAAGCAATCAATATGTAGTTCAATCTGTACAGGATGTTGGTGAAATTGAAGATACTTTCTATATTTTCGATATCAATCAAGTACAAGAAAGAATTGCTGGACAGCAAGATGGTATTTACTACTTAACTTGCTTACGTGGTAATATCTCTCCATTCCCAACGGGTCCTGGTGTTGGCGAAAACTTTAAAAAATATAAATTCTCGCAACCAATTGGTCAGTTATATCCATTAAGCTATAGAAATGATCCTCTATGGTTCCAGGTTAGACCAGATGGAACAAGAGATACTTCTATTGTTGATCCACCAGAAGCAACTTCTGCTGCAGACAACTATATTCATGGATTAGTTACTATTAATGATAACAAAAATAGTGAAACTAAAGAATCTACATTAGATTTCTTAAAAACATCGGCACTCAGTAGTTATCAGTACACGGATTCTTACATAGATCCATTTGGCGAAAATCTTGACAATAGAATTAGAGCACAGGAAGGAAATGCTACTTCTGGATCTGAAGACAGAAAAATTATAATTTCTGGAGATTCTCCATTCCCAACTGAAAGAAAACTTTATGTAGAACTTCGCAGACCTTCTATTGCAAGATCTGGTAACCATACCTTTGAATATCTTGGTTTCGGTCCTGGTAACTATTCAACTGGTTTCCCACTACGTCAGGAAGTTGTTCTTACTGACAAGCAAGACTTCTATGCTCAGTCCAAGAAGGAAGATGGTGGTATTGTATTCTACACAGGTCTAAACTCTAATGGAGACCTTTACATTGGTAATAGAAAGATCAATGCTATTACTGGCGAAGAAACATTCCTCGAAAGAGCGATTCTGGAAGAATCTGAAGATGATCTTGATAACATTGGATCACTTGTAACAACATTTGATACTCCAGTTACATTTAATGATAAAATTACTGTTGAAGGTGATGCATTCTTCAATAATCCAGTAGAAATTAATGTAGATCCTCTTGAGGGTGATTCTCTAAGAATTTACAGCAAGGTTCTTGCATCTGACGATCCTACTTTAGATAGATCATCGTTTAGAGATCCAAGAAATGGTGATATTGTACTAACCAAAAACAAAATAAAGGCAGCTATTTTTGCATTAAATCCTCGCGGAAATATTTCGCAAAATGGACAGACATACACCATTAAAACGCATTATACTGGTGGAGCTCCTTCTAATATAACTCCAAATCAAAATAATCATGTATCTGCTGGTGGTGATAGATTCTATCCTGCTCAGGTAATTAGTTATGGAAATAGCGAAATTCCAAAACCTGGAGATATTGTTTTAAGAGGTGAGGAAGTAGGAAAATCTGGATCTCTTGGGTGGGTGTATGCTAACTACTACACCACAATTCAAGATAGCGAAATCTTTACTATCACCACCGATGGTAGTTCTACTGTAACTATTCAGTGGAAATCTGGTCTTTCGAACAATTCCCTCAATGTTAAAGCAGGAGAATTTTTAAGAATTAGTAATTTCTCTAATTCTCTCTTTAATGGAGTTTGGACTGTATTATCAGATGGATTTGTTGGATCTGCTGCTACTTGTAAGATACAAATTCAAAATGCTCTACCCGTTAATGTATATTCTTGGGCAGATGAATCTCCTGGAGCAACAATTGAAATTTCCAGATCAAATTGGAAAGAAACTTGGGTACTTGGTGCAGAATCGATAAGAACAAGAACAGAAGTTGCTGGTGATTATCGCGTAGGTATTAATACTATTGCAAGAGCAGCACACGATGCTGTACTAAAAGGAAATGTTTCTGACGATACTGATCCAAAAGCTAACTTAGACGTTGTTGGTACTGCTTTTATTAGCGGCACCGTTGCTGTTACTTATGATCAAAATGGACTTGTTGATGATAATGTCTATCTTAGTGAGCCTTCACATACGAAACCATTTATACCAGTAACTAATGCATTCTTAGTTGGTGGAAATAGTGCAAATCCTGGTTATTATTCTACTTTAAGAGTTTCAACTACTGATGTTCCTGTTGGTAATCGAACCCCAAGTTATAGGCTTGGTGGTAGATTCGGTGTTAATACCAGTATTGGATTGAATGCTTCTACTGAACTTGACCGAAACTTTGTTGTAATTGGTGATGGTAGAATCAGTGGAAACTTCAAAATTCAAGATGATATCAGTGTAGATGGTGGTGATATTAATTCAACTTCTTCTGTATTTAATTTCTTAAATCAAAATGTAGAAATTGTTAATGCTCTTGGTAGAGCAGATATTATTAATTTGGGTAGCAATACCACTGGTACTCAAAACTTAAACATCGGCAATGCCGCATCTACTCAAATTATAGAGATCGGTGGGTCTGCTATTGAAACGGCATTTAACGTTCATAAGAATTCTTTAAATGCAAGAGTTGATATTGCTTCCGTTGGAGATGCATCTGCAAACAGATGTTCAATAGTAATTGGTGGTGCGTGGAATAACACCAGTAGTATTACAACGATAGGAACCAGACAAACCAAAATTGCTGGTGAACTTGAAATTGGAACAAAGTATGCAGCTGGAACAAGTTCAACGAGACTGTTTACTCAAACCAGAAGCGTATCGTTGTTTGATGGAGATCAAACAACCACTGTCAACTTTGCTACTAATGCTTCTGAAATAAACATTGCTTCTCTTGGTGGTAATACTACTGTAAGAAATACATTAAATGTTTTAGCAAGCGCAAACGTCAACGGAAATATTAGATTAATTGGTGGTTTGAATGCTGGTATTATTGAAATTCAGCGTGGAAGATTTGGCACTACTCCTTCTGCTCACATTGTAGGTAGTCTTGCTAATCCTAATATAGATTTCTACAAGTATACTCAAACTGGAAAGAAAATTGATACACAAGGTGTTGGATTCTGGGGAGGAACTTCGTATCTTGTTTCTGGTGGTCAAATTGCTGCTATTGATAATCTTGTCAATGCAGGTGCAAAACCAAATAGAACGCAAGGTCAATATAACTTTGTAGTTGCTGAAGGTGGCAATGGAGAAGGTGCTACATTTAACATTACAGTATTTTCTGATGGTAGTGTAAGCATTGAATTAGCATCTCCTGGTGTTGGATATAGTGATAATGATCTATTAACCATTAGAGATCAATTCCTTGGTTCTGGTGGCGCTCCCAATATTACATTCCAAGTTAATGGTGTTAATGCTGCTGGTTCAAACTATGTGTTGCCAATCACTACTCCAACAGCAAATGATTTCAGAATAGGTGATCTTGTTCTTATTGACAGAGGTAATGCAAATTCACCAAATACGCTTGATACTATAACTAATTTACGTGATGAATCTCAAAGTGAAATTGTTCGTGTTGTTGGATTAACTAACCTCACAAATCCAAATGATCCAAAAGGTTATCGTATTGAAGTTATTCGCGCACAAGAAGGAACTACTGCAAGAGATAATCACCCAGATGATTGTATACTTATTAAATTAGTTAAGCAGCCAAATGCAAGTTTTATTACTGGGCGTGATGCTAATAATGATGGCGTCATTGATCTGCCATTAACTGGAATCACTGCTGGTACTTCTAATGTTAGAATTGGTGTTGCTGAATTTGGTGGAATATTAACCACTCAAGATTATCTACGTCTATCTGGTAACGAAATTGTAAAAGTAGTTACTCTTGCTTCAACTGATATTCAATCGTTGATTGTCACCGATGGTGGATCCCCAGAAACTCAAGTATTCAAGGTAGAATCTACTACTGGCAATACATTTGTTAATGGTGACTTGAATGTTGGTGCTGGATTCAATAAGTTTACTGTTCAAGGAACTACAGGAAACACCAACGTTAAGGGAACATTAACGGTAGAAAATACATTAAAGATTAATGGTGCTACTGTACCAAATACTGAATTCTTCACTATAACCAATGGTGGATCCACAACTGTACCACTCAGAACAACATTCCAGATTGATACTGCTACTGGTGATGTAACATTAAATGGTGGAAGCATTAGAGCATTTGGAACTGATGGCACTACACCAAGACTTACCTTTGATAATTCGAGCGGTGACTTTACTGTATACGGTTCATTCTCTGCTTTAGGAACTGGAGTAAGCACGTTTGGTGGTGGTATTAGGATTAATACTGGTGGACTTGACATCAAGTTTAGACCAAATACTGATTCTGCCGCTAACAGAAGATTAGTTATCAAGAATAACAATAATACTGAACTATTTGCTGTTGAAAGTGACGGTGCTACCACTATTGCTGGAATCGATAATTATATTACAAGAACTGGCGGATTAAAGTGGTTATATGCTGACGGAGTAACAATTCAGGGACTGGCAAATAGAAGTTATTTCTTAAATGTTTCTCAAAATACACTATTCAAGCTACCACAAAATCCATTAATTGGTGACATGATTCGTATTATAGATGTTGGAGGCAATTTAACTTACAATCTAACATTAGTTGTAAGAGCACCTGACAGTATTTCAGTACAAAGTGCTGATGACAATACAGGCAATGCATTGTTATCTGGTGTTCCAAGTTCTGATTTTACTGGATATAATGGAGGAGAACTTGTTGTTCAAACACCATATGCTGCATTCGCTTTAGTATATGCTGGAACAACTTATCCAAACGGTAATCAAGCAGTACCAACTTCATTCGCTGGTTGGTATTTAATGGAAGTATAAAAAATGACATTTTACCAACAGTCAAAAACAGCAAAAGCAGCAGTCATTGGCACTATCATGCCTTGGTCTGGATCTGCAAATACTGTGCCAGATGGATGGATTTTGTGCAATGGAGGATCTGTTGCAGCAAATGAATTTCCTCTTTTAGCACAAGCAATTGGAGATACATATAATGCTGGAAATAGTGATTTTGGTGGTAATTTTCCTTCTTACACTGGAAGTATTACGATACCAGATTTAAATAATAAAGTTTTGATGGACATTGAGGAAAGTTATTTCAATGCAGCTCAAAATGGGGGAACTGGTAAAGCAATAGATATTGATCCAGATGCTAAAATATTATTATCACCATTAATTGGCGATAATACTGATAATGGTGTAACTTTAATTTTTACTGATGTTTTTGTTGATGTTGTCTTTACTTTAAATGATAGGAGTGGGTATTTTGGAAAAATTGCTGGCAATACTTTTGTTGCTGGAGATGGAGCAAAAACCTTATATGTAGGACCAAGAAAATTAGGACGCCAGCACGTTACTGGACATTCTCATGGTGGTACTTATCGCACTTTAGGAAATAATGATAGAGCTAAACCAGGAAAGGGTGTTATTCCTTACGAAAGTGTAACTTATACTTTGTATTTTGAAACATACGACGGTAGTTCAGGAACTGCCACCAATGAATATTTCTATTTTGGATGGGCTTCTGGGGCTACATTTGGCGACGCGGCAAATGGAACTACTGACATAAGACCTGGACTTTATTTTGGAACAAATAATAATGGAGGGACATTTAATACTAATATTAGTGTTGGTCTTACTGGAACCGAGTCTTTTAGAGCTTGGACTACTCATGCGCCAAAATCTGGATTTGGACAGGGACCTGAAGGCAGAGTAGTTGCAAAAGTTTTGACGGAACAGCCTCCAGTAAACATTAAACCTGCACGAGTTGTTAAAACCCCAATATCAAGAGAATATTTGGAAAAACCTGGAGTTGGGCTTTCGAAATATATAGATAGTTCAAGGCAGTATAATTATGCTTTGGGTGGAGGTTCTTTTAGCATTCCTCTTGGGTATCAAAATTATTATGAACTTTCGGGTAGAACTTTTGATACTTTGTCTAATAATAATGCAATTAATGTGAATTCTGACGTTATTCAGCCACATACTCACGATGAGATTGAAATCACTTTTGATGGGTCTGCAATAAGAGCAAAAAGTAGTATTGTATCACAAGTTAATATACCTGCTACAACTTTATTAGATAATGCTGCTAATAAAAATGCATTACAAATAGATTTCAATGTTACGCAACCTCAATTAACTTGTATATACATAATTAGGGCATATTAATATGGCAAAATCACCGTCAATAAATTACACCAGAGAAAAATCAAGGTATGGGGGATTTACTGGATCCATACAAATTCATTCTGTTCCAGGTATTATTACAAATAATGATCCAACAAGTGTTATTTTTAGAGAAAATTTGCCTGCGGGGTATTTAAGATGTGATGGATCTGTAAAAAATGTCAAAGATTATTATGCTCTTGCTCAAGTTCTTGGAATTGGAAAAGAATGCAGATTCAAAAAAGAAACCACAACTTTACGTGATGCAAATCCAGATTTAAACGATTTAGGTAGTTTTCAATTACCTGATTTAGGATCTAAAGTTATTGTTGCGAATCAAGGTCCAGGTGAATATAGAAATACTACTATTGAAAATAGACCGAATGTTAATCGCGTTGGTGTTTTAGTTGATGCTAATTCTAATGTTGGACCTACAATTAATGTTGGATATATAGGAAACGCAACTGTGGTCCCATCTGGTGCTATTTCTCCAACAGGAAATGCTAAATTTGTCATATCACCAAGAACAAGTGCTACTGCTCTTTCGATTGAAAATTTTCAGGCGCATATGCATGATGTTACAAATCGACAAGTATTGAATTATTCCACAGCTCACGCAGATGGTATTGGTTTGCCAGGTGGAGGAGGAAAGGGAGCAAAACCTACTGATGCAAATAGTGGAGCTGGAAATGTATTGGAAGAAGTTACTGCTAACGTTGATAGAGGATCTCCGCACACTCACTCTATTACAAGACCAAACGCATATACTCCTGCTACCCCGTTTACATATAGTCACCCAGAATTTTCTGTTAGTCTGGAAAATGTTAGGAGTTTTATAAATGTAAAAGAAAACAATATAGATGTTTTAAATCAAGTTGTGACTCCTTTCGTTTTAGTAGAATATATTATCAAATTTTAAAAAATTATGACAGTATACACAAGCTCTGGAAGTTTAACATTAGCAAGTAATGTAAAAAGAGTTAGATACTATGCCATTGGTGGTGGTGGTGGAGGTGCTATACCTTATGTAGAAAAATCTCCAGGACCTCCCCGCACATGGACGTTATATAATGGAACTAATCCAGCTGGGGGAAGTACATCATCTGGTCCTGGAGAACAAACTTCGATACGTGCTAATGGTATTACAGTTTTAACTGCTAATGGTGGTGGAGGTGGTGGTGCAAGTTCTGGAGGAAGTGGTGGATCTGGAAATTTTTCTACGGGAGCAAATGGAGCATTAGCACAGACTTGTGGATCACCTTCAGCTACTCCTGGTAGTAGTCCTGCTGGTAGTCCGCTTTCGAATGTTTATGGGAGGGGGGGAGCTGGTGCTTCTGCTTGTAGCAGTTGTTCTGGTAATTGTGCAGGTTTCCCTTCAACTTTTGGGGGAGGTGGGGGAGGATCTTCTTTTCGTGAGGTGAACAGGGGTACTCTTGGAGCAAACCCTGGGAACGTCATAACTTGGACAGTGGGAACAGGAGGATTTCAAGGTGGATTTGGTAGTCAAAGATTTGGTGGAAGTGGTGCTGTTGGAATAGTAATAGAAACTTATAATATACCAGCTGGTAGTATTACTGCTAATAATTCTAATACAAATATCACTATAGTTAAAGGAAATTCTGTCGCAATACGATGGAATGTAAATAGTGATGCTGACACTATTAATATTCCTCAAGCTTCTGTTTCTACAACTGCAAAAACTGGCATTACAACTCTTACTCCCACATCTACAACTACATATCAATTACGTTTAAGTAATCCTGCTTTTAATGATGTTTTGGCAGATTCGATTACTGTAACTGTTATTGATCCTCCCGTATTCTTTCTGAACGCGAGTGCAACAGAAAGAATTAATCTTCCTACAGATTCTGTTACTTTAAATTGGGGATTGACAAGCGGAACTGCAAATCGTGTTGTCTGGACATCAACTTTCAATGGAGATATAGTAAGTCCTTCTGCTGTTACATCAAATACTACTGTAAGACCAGGAGTTACAACAACTTATACTGCATTTGCTGAAGATACTGTAAATAATGTTAAAAGTCCTTCAATTTCAAGAACAATTACTGTTTTTCAACCAGCAAGTGCAACTTTAAATGTACCACAATCTGTAAATTATGGACAGCAATTTAATATTGAATGTGTAGTTGCTAATGCAACAAGAGGAGCAACTTTATCTGTTTCTTATACATACGCAAATAATCAAACTGTCGCGGGAACAACTATTAATGTTTCTAACGGAACTAATAATATTACATCATCTGTTCCTTATAACAATAATGGTCCCCTACAAATAAATTACACTTTATCTGTTCTTGGTGGCAGCATAACAAGACCATCCAATGCTTCTGTATCTAAACCTGTTAATGTTGTTATTCCTCCGCCAACTATAACATCTTTTACTGCAAGTCCTCAAAATATATTAAGTGGTAAAAAATCAAAGTTAACTTGGAATGTCACTGGTGTTGCTTTTGACACTATTTCTATCTCTTCTATTGGTAGTTCTTTGGCTAAAATTGGCAATCAAGAAGTTTCGCCATCATCAACTACGACATATACTCTCACTGCAACTAATCTTAGTGGAACTCGAACAGCAACTGCACAAGTTAATGTATTTCAACCACCTAAAGTAACTTTATCTTTTTCAAAAAATCCAATAGTTCGTGGGGAATCTACAACCTTATCATGGTCCACTACAGGAAATGCAACTTCTGCATTCTTGTCGCCAATTATAGGATCAACTCTTCTCAGTTCAAATACTCCAGTCAATCCAGTTACTGATTCTACTTATACTATAACAGTGAGATTACTTGTTCCGCCTGACATTGATGTTACAGATTCTGACACAAAAACTTTGATTGTTTTTCAACCACCAACTGTTAACATAGCAGGACCAGAAAAAATAAATTACAGTGAGCAAACGGTATTATCATATGCTGCCACAAATTCCGTCACTTCTTTGACAATAACACCAATTTATACTTATAGAAATGAAACCATAACAGGAGCTCCAGTAACATTACAACCAGGAGTTGATGTCAGTGGCGAATATAATACTGGTATTCCATATACAACTATGGGACCATTCCATGTTCAATATATTATAAGAGCTGTTGGATTTGGAAATCCAGGAAGTGAATTGACTGCATCTGATGCAATTGAAATCCCAATTGACATTGATGAAACTCCAGAAAATTTCATCATACCAGAAAGTCGTGACAAAATAAAAAATGAAGAACCTGTTATTTCTCCTGATAGTGCGGCAACTTCTTTTCAAATACAAATTAACGATATAGATATACCAGTAGAAATAAAATCTAACCGACCAATTGAGGTTAGATTTGATGATGAAGATACATGGAATAAAATTAGACCCATATAAAAAATGCCACTCTCAACTATACAAGCAGAATTTAATAATTCAGGTAATCTAAGAGTTACTGGAGTTGGTAGTGCCAGAATTAGATTAAGGCTTGAATGGAGCGATAATCCTAATACATTTGGTGATGCTATTAAAACTGTTAGTGTAAATGGATTAACATTCAGAAGTCCTGGAGACAATGGAAGTGATCAACAGCAAACTACATTTACACCTGGAACTTATAATGTAAGTTATGACGGATTGATACAACCACTTCAGGTTAGCAATCAAGTGGTGCGAATGCGTGATAATAATGGTAGTGATACAAACGCTTCATTTTCTATCGTAGACATAACACAAAATAATTATGAAATTCCTGGTTGTACAGATCCAAATGCAAATAATTATAATTCTTCTGCTACTCAAAACAATGGAACATGTACTTACAATCCACCGACAGTAAGTATAAGTGCAAATCCAACAACAATAACCAGAGGACAATCTTCTACATTGTCTTGGTCTTCAGGTGGACCCATAACCAGCAGATCTATTGATCAGGGTATTGGTAGTGTTGGGAGCAGTGGAACTCAAACAGTCAGTCCAACATCAACCACAACTTATACCATAACAGCAACTGGACCAGGGGGAACCCGATCTACATCCACCACAATTACTGTCAGGATACCTGGATGTACTGATCCCCGAGCAAATAATTATGATAGAAATGCAACTATAGATAATGGTACTTGCACCTACACCCCCCCAGCTATAACATTTACAACAGATAGAACATTCATATGTCCTAATGGAAGTGCAAGATTAAGTTGGTCTGTCAGCAACGCCACAAGTATTTCTATAAGTGGTGGGATAGGAAATAATCTTTCTTCTTCTGGAAATGTAAATGTATCACCTAATAGTACAACAACATATACATTAACAGCAACTGGTTTGGGTGGGACAAGAACTGCTTCTGTAACTGTAACAAGGTTTGAAAATGCCGATACTACTATTTCTGCATCAAGAACTACTATTGTTAGAGGAGAATCTACTTTATTAACATGGTCTACTACTGGCAGTGCAACAACTGCAAATCTTCAACCAGGCGTTGGGAATACTCTTTTAAGCAGTCAATTGAGTGTATCTCCAACGCAAAACACCACTTATACTATAAGCGTTTCTGGTAATTGTTTGTCAGATTCTGCTCAAGTCACTATAACTGTATTGCAACCACCAACTTTAACTATTTCTGGTCCAGAATCTTTGGATTATAATACTCAAGGTGTAATAAGTTATACTGCAACTAATGTAGTCTCAATGAGTTATACTAAAACATATTTTTATAAAAATACGACAAATACAACAGTAGTTGCATCACCAATATCTTTACCAGTTCCATCTTCTACAAGTTCGGCAGGAACTTTTGCTACTGGAATACCATATAATGCTTTTGGACCTACATCAGTTCAAATTGTTGTTAATGTACAGGGATTTGGCACATTAACAACATCGAAATCTATTATTATTCCTATAAATATTGATGAGATGCCAGATAACTTTATTATACCTGAAAGTCTTGACAAATTGATTAATGAAGAACCTGTTATTTCACCTAACAGTTTAGTAACATCTTATAAAATAACAGTGGGTGACATAGATATTCCCGTAGAAATTAGGGCTAATAGACCAATAGAGGTTGATATAAATGAACAGAACAATTGGACAAATGTTAGACAGATAACGTAAAATGCCTTTTTCATATTCTAATAATCCTTTATATGTAAGTGAAGGACAAAAAATACAATTTAGGTATAAAGCACCTTCTGCTTGGGATACGACAGAAACTGTTGCCATTAGAGTTGGACTGCTTGAACAGTATTGGTTTATTGTAACTATTCCTGAGGATTTTGCGCCAAATCCGTTTTCTTTCAACGGAATTCTCGATGCACTTCCTGACACTTTATATACATATGCAGATGGAACTCGTCCAGGTGAAGAACTTTACACTGTATCTGGATTAACTCCAACAACACAGGCACCTATTTTCATATCTTCGACTTTTGTTGGTTCGGATATTAATGATTATGCTATAAGAATCAAAAGAAATGGACAAACAAATTATGAAATTCGAACAGGCATAACAGATGGTTTAGGGTGGTTTATACCTTCATCTGGAGAAACTGTATCAAATGGAGATCAGATTCAACTAAGATTGAGATCATCTGAATTTTCTGCTGACGATAGTAAACTTACTGTTTTTATTGGTTCTGGATTTGGAGAATTTTTGATAACTACTCGATTTGTCCCAGCTAACATTCCTGTACCATTTCCAGATTTTACTGATTTATTTAATATTGTACCTGGATCTACAGTTTTCAGTGATATTTTAAGAATACAAGGATTAACTGCTCCAGCGCAAATTTCTATTTTAAATTCAAATGTAACGATTGCTGTATCTTCATCTAATGCATCTTTTTCAAATGATTCTGGATATGATGTTTTATCTAATGCTAACTTCGTCGATTCCATCACAAATCCCGTTATTTCAAACGGTCAATATTTACAATTAAGATTTATTACACCAAATTTAGATAATGTTACTTCATCTATACCAATTTCAATTGGAGATAAAGTAAATGGTTCTGTTTGGAGTGTAACAAATGGAGTTGCTTTATCAACTACACCAAATAGTTTTGTATTTATTGATAAATCTGATGTACTGGAAGACACTTTAATTTCTTCTGATACTCAACCATTGATTGGTATAACTGGACTTGGTAATGATAATGTTGAAGTTGATGTTGTTTTATTGAATACAACAGGAACTGAACCAAAAGTTAAAATTACTGACCGCGATGGAAATGAATCTTCTGTTGGTCTTTTCCCAGCAAAAGTTAAAAATGGGTATAAGATAACAATTTACAATAGATCTTCTGCTACGTTTGGTGAGGCAATAACTACACAAATTAAAGTAGGAAAAACGGAAATTCCTACGTGGACTATCGTTACTAACAATGGACCAGACACTGATGCTGTTTTCACCCCACCAGCAAACTTAGTCAATAGAATACCAGGAGCTACATATGCCAGCTCTATTATTACTGTTAGTGGAATTAATAGACCGATACAAATTAATGCTACTAATGGAGCTAAAATTTCTATAGATTTTGACACTCCAGTATCTGGTCCAAGAACGTTTGATCCTCAAATTAACACAGCTTTTCAAATATTTTTAACTGCTCCTTCTGGATTAGGACAAACTGCATCAACTCAAGTAACAGTTGGAACTGGAACTTCTGGTAATCCATTTACATGGTCAGTTGGATCTTTTGCTGTTGCTCCTCCTCCTAAAACTAACTTAGGTAGATGGTATAGCAAAAAAACTGATAAATTTGATGGTTATTCTATTGGAACTGTTATTTCTGTTCCAAAAGAAGGTGATGGAACATATGGTGATTTAGGTGGTGACTTAGATTCAAGATATCCTGGATTTATCGAATGCGATGGATCTTCTTATCCTGCTTCACTGTATCCAGATTTATGGTGGGTTATTAAAAATACTTACGGTGGTAATGCTCAATATGATGCACAAGCAAAAACCTACACTGGAAACTTCAATGTTCCTGATTATAGAAATAGAAAATTAACTGGTACTGGTGTTGTTGACGGAAACCGAGGATCTTCGGCATTTGTTCCTGTTTCTACAACTGGAAAGGGAATATATGATGTTGGTGCTGAAGGTGGTTATTGGTATATTGATAGTGTTGATGTTACTGGTCCTTTGCCATTCGAACAAATTGTGGGCGCAGTTGGCGCCCAAAGTGGTACATCAAGTCCATTTTTTACTTTAGGTTCTCCAGTTACCGTTTTTGATGCACCTGTGACGGGGGAAACTGAATTTACCGTTGTTGGTAGCATTACTGGAATCGTGGGTCCTCTTTCTTCAGTTGTTGTAACTACTCCAGAACATACGCATTTTGTTATAACTGCTCAAACTGATGGAGATAATGGAAATCCATTACTTCCTTGGGGAGAAACTGTTGGTGGTGCTGGCGGAGCTTTACTTGGTAATGTTGATTCTTCTGTCGTGAATTCGTGGTATAAAGGATATAATCAGGGACCATATCAAAACATAGGTCAAGAAGAGGCAGCACTGCAGGGACTTGCTGTAAATGGTTATTTACAGCAATTAGACTCCGCTTTTGTAACTCAATACAATAGAGCTAATACAGAAGAAACATTGAGACAGATTGTAGAAAGATTGACGAGAATTTCTACAGGACAGAGAAGTAATTTTGAAGAAGTTAAAATTGGAACATGGTTTTTGAGCCCAGAAAGTGGAGTCAACAATGATTATCTTGATGTAGTATCAACTCCAACAATAACTGGAGGAAATTATGGTACTATAACAAACATCTCTGGTAATGCAGTTGGTTGTTCAGTTATAGATACGCAACCAGCAACATTTAAAGTTCAAAATTATGTTTCATTTGATGATGGCGGAGCAGTAGCTTCACACTCGCACTTATTATCATCTTTAATAGTTACTGATCCTACTACAGACTATACTTTTGGAAACGAAAGTGGCATCGGTTCTGGTAGAAATGGACTTGGTGGCGCAACAACATCAGTACCTATTACATTTATACAAGGAGTTGATGTATTTAATAGTATGAATACGGGAACATTTACTTTAAATACCTCGATAAAAAAACCAGTTCCAAATGTTGCTTTTGTTCCCAATAGAAAAGTTCCAGTCGTAACTCCATTTCATAAAGTTAAATACATAATTAAAGCATATTGATGCTAAAATAAATAATGATATGTAAACAACTATATTTTTATGGTAAATTCGCAAATTACTCCTTATAGACCGCTTGATTTGATGCTTGATAAAAGAATGACAAAATCTGATTTTACAGATTTCATCGGAGTGTGGGATGGTTTTGTACCAAAACCATTTTGTGAAAAACTAATTGAATATTTTAACAAAACATTTGATAATGATGGTTCATATATTGGCGCAGAATTTGGCAAGGATGCCGATGATATCTTAAGTATGAAAGGAGAGGCAACATATGGTGGATCATTGAACAGGAAAGATTTGTCTTTCTTAATTAATTACGCAAATGAAGAACTTAGTTATCAAATATGTCAGTTTTTGACCTCTTGTGCTAAGCATTATATTGAAGAGTATGCTCAGCTAAAAAGAATTTCTTTGATTTCTACCGATATAAAAGTACAAAAAACTCCTCCTGGTGGCGGATATCATGTATGGCATTATGAAAATTCTTTGCCAGAATATTCTCAACGCGAATTGACGTGGATGATATACTTGAATGATCTTCCTGATGGTGAAGGAGAAACTGAATTTTTATATCAACGAAGAAGAATTAAACCAACCCAAGGAACTGTTGTTATTTTTCCTGCGGGGATGACACACGTTCATAAAGGAAATACAGTTTTTACCACCGATAAATACATATTAACGGGATGGTATATCAAAACAGGAACTTAAAAAAATGGCGGAAGAAAAAATTATTAGAATGCCAATATTTGAGGCAAATTTTCTTAATGATATTTTGACAGATCTTAATCCAACATTTACTGAAAAATCTGAAGGTGGTCCAGATATTTTATTAACACCATCCAAAAAATATTCTTTGAATCCAGAACTGAAGCAAAGATTTTTGGATGAATATGTTGGTGAATTGTGGCATTCGGAAAAAGATATTTTAGAATATATTGTTTTTTACAGTACTGGCGAATATTTTTGTCAACGAAAAAAATTAAAATATGATTTTAATAATCAATCTAATTATTGGTCTACATATCAATTTACAGGAGCATCAAAAGAAC